ACGAACAGTTAACACAGATGATACGTGAAGAACTCGAGCAAGTTCTCGAAGGACCAAAGTATTCTATTGCGGATAAAGAGAAAAAGATTGCTAAACGAGCAACCCGAGCCGAACTAGAAAAAGATGACCTGATCTATAAAGGCGATGATTATGATATTGATGATATTAATAAGAAGATTGCTGCTAAGATGGGTTCCAAGCAAGAGGAAGAAGATGCCAGCGAATCATGAACAAGAACTTATCAAGGCACAGATACAGGCCTACGAAAATATGATAAGACAACACGAGCGGCAAATAGCCAAGCTATATCGCCAATTAAACATCGAGCGCTGTTGCTTCGATAAAACCAAAACGAGGCTCCCAGTAATCAAATGAAACTAACAACTCAAGCGCCCTATAGACTCATAACCGAATCGCTTCGCAACGACCATAAAGAAAAGCTTATAAAGCTTTTACTTTCCAATATTGAAGCCGCCGAGCAGGCTTTTGAAATTATGGATGCGTTAGAACTTGATGATGTAACAATAATTGATATCATTAATGAGGCAATTAAAAGCGACCCTGAAATGGCAAAAACTCCAACTGGTTGGGGGAACCCTCTACAACAAAGATTAAAAAGAGAGATAAACACGCGTTTGGTCAAAGGGCTTGAAGGTTTTAACTTAGACGACTTTTGATATAAAGTTTACAAAGAAAAAATTCTCAACCATTTCTACTGTTTGCGTTGCAAGGTAATAGTTACTAATGTAGGTGGAGGGCCTTATGTATGTTATTTTTACTTTTTTTGTTGAGTTGTATTAGTGAGCATGGAATTGCTTATGAGATTATCAAGGAGGTGGAGGTTACCGTATATGATACGGCATACGTTGAAGTCGAAGTGGAAGTTGAAGTAGAAGTCGAAGTTGAGGTAGAAGTCGAAGTCCCCGAGCAGTATCCCCTGTGGGTCCAATCGGTTATCCAACCAAGACTCGCGAATGGCATTGATATCCTATGGGTTGTAGACCCTTCGGGTTCCATGGTAAACGATATGCCTCGCGTTGTTGATGGTGTTGCTCAAATGATGGCAGCATTACCCACTAATATTTTTTGGCGATTGGAAATAATATCCACTGATCGAGTAATAAACTCTAATATGAGCTCATTTCCATTATTGCCCGGTGATAGTGCCACGGATGCTCAAGCAAGCCTAAACAATAATGTCTCGGGACACCGTGAAGGTGGTTTGGAAGCCGTCCATAGGTTTGCAACTGAAAACATTGATGCTCTTCAATGGTTGCGTCATGATGCTGCGTTATTGGTTGTGTTTGTATCCGATGAAAATGACCATAGTTTCCCTACTAGTAGCATCAACGATCCAACGTCTTTTATCTCTTGGGTTCAAAATTATCGTGAAACTGTTTACGTTACTGCTATTGTAAATCAGGATGTTTCCATAAGTGAATGCCCTACTCAGTTCAATCCCAACCTAGATGTTGGTATAGACTACATGGATGTTGCAAATTATTTTGGCGGAGTTATTATTGACATCTGTGCCGATGACTGGTCGCAAGGTGTGGCCCAAGCCTCAAGCCAACTGCAACTGGTTGATGAAATAAAACTTGATTATGTTCCGGTCTCGGATCAACACATTGAAGTATTTGTTCGTGGAGCTATCTGGAATGATTGGATATATGACGCTGCTTCAAATACAATATTCTTCACAGTTACACCTACTGAAGATTCTCTTATTGAAGTTGTGTACAATTACCAATAGAATATACTATTTATTCCAGAGGTAAATCTATGAAGGTAAGAATAAGAAAAAAATTGAACGAAGGCTCTTTTACGGACGCTCTGGATAAAATGATTGGCTCTGATGCTGATAGTATTACTGGTAGCAACACTGTTCCGCCAAAAGGACCAACACGACGTTCTCCTCCGCCTAGGATGCAAACAAAGACTAAGTACGAGCTTATACTTGAGAAGAAAGGTTTCAATATCAACAATATTATTGAACTTGGAAGCGGAATGTATGGTAGTGTGTTCAAGGTCATTGACCCAGAAGGAAACGAAGTTGCTATTAAAGTAATGCACGAAGGTGGTATTGGGGATATGGCAATGAACCGAGAGATGAATAATTACAAAGTTACTCAACAGGCAAGAGAACAAAGTGAATTGGTTGCAAAACATTTTCCAAAAGTCTTTGATATGTTTGTAGAAGATAGATATGGTTTTATCGTTATGGAACTCTTAACCAATAAAGGGGCCAAGATGAATCTTGTCAATGATATTTTTCAAGGACGAGAAGGCTTGGTTGCTCCAACTGGTGATACAATCGAACAAGGTGTATATAAAGATGTTAGAAGAAGAATGTATACCTACCTTACAAACGATACCTCGAGAAATAAGATTATCGACAAGCTCTTAGATGGGGCTGATGAGAAAATAATAAACAGAGTAAAAGGTGAGCTGACAACATTACCGTTCTTACAGTTACCTGCTTTTGAAGCTGGGAAAAACGATGAGTTATTTTATAAGATTCTCAATAGAATGAACGAAGCCTTTTTATACACAGCAAGAGATGCTTTTCTCGATGGCTTCGGTGAGATAAAAAAAGAATATGCTTCCAATCCCGGTCTCCTAGTGTTCATAATCAAACTCATGGAAATCTTAAAAGAAGAAGATATGATGTTTTACTATCAGAGTAACATTGGTATCGCTATGAGTTGGACAGATTTTATCCGCAAAGGTTCAGCCATCGGAGTTCATAACCGTCCAGAAGTGTCCAGAATGGACCGAGGAGGGGCTCCGGCAGAAGTAGGTGACTCCATAGGGGAGGCAGAGTCTATTCGTGCCGCTATCGAAGAGCTAGAGGCCTTAACAGGTCTTGCTGGAAGAGATATGCATGAGGGCAATGTTATGATTCGAGAGTACACTCAAGATATCGTCATTGTTGATCTCGGATTGTTCAAACCTCGCTCGGAAGTTGTTGAAGAAAAGAAGAAGAAAAAGAAGAAACGTAAGAAGAGAAAGAAAAGACGCAGCCCAAGACGTGCAGTCTATTGGGGTGGCTACGGATATCACGACTACGGTGACTACGGTGGAGACGCCGGAGGTGATGGTGGCGGTGGTGGCGATGGCAAACGCGACGATAAAAAGAAAATCAAAGTTAAAATTTTAAAGAATTTGGAAGAAAAATGCCAGAAGGGCTACAAGACCCATGACACAAGAAAAACAAAAAAGATGTTTGGAAAGACATACCGCAACTGTGTAAAAGCAGAAGAAGGAAAGGACCCAACTAAAGGAACAGGTAAAAAACCAAAAGGTTCAGGTAGGAGACTATATACTGATGAAGATCCTAGTGACACAGTTTCAGTTAAGTTTGCAACTGTTCAAGATGTTAGAGATACGTTATCAAAAGAATCTTTCAAGTCTAAGAGTCATAAAAGACAATCTCAAATAATTAATCTAATACACCAAAGGTCAAGAGCTGCTTATCAAAATGCCAAAGACCCAGAAGCCAAAGCGAGACTAAAAAAGTCTTTTGATTATGCCACGAAAAGAAAAGAAGCTTCTAAAAAGAAAACCATTCAAATGAGGAAAAACAAAAAATGAAAAAATCAATCAAAGTAAAAGTTAACAAGAAAATTAACGAAGAAGAGGGTAAGAAAGATGCTTGCTATCATAAAGTGAAGTCTCGTTACGATGTTTGGCCTTCTGCCTATGCTTCTGGTGCTCTTGTCAAATGTCGCAAAGTTGGTGCTAAGAATTGGGGCAACAAGTCTGAGAAGAACGAAGAGATGAATGAAGAGTTTGAAGCTCATGACATGTATGATCCAGAAACTGGTGACAAAAAAAGAGCCAATAAAGAGGAAGATCATAATGAATTGGCAAAAAAGGGGTACACCCATGTTGATCCTGATAAGTTGGAAGATATTTTATCAGATGAAGGTGGAGCTTCTGGTCTCGATCCTTTGGTAAAAGGCACAGATTCATCAGACGAAGAGGTTGAAAAGACTTTGTCAGGCATGGATGATGTTGGAAAACACGAAGATGGTGATTATATTATGGATGATGGTGAAGAAGTTGAGATACAAAAAGAAGCAAAGGCAAAAAGAACAATAAAAATTATAATAAAAAGAAAAATGGAGGAAGGAATATGACCAGATCTGATGTAGAACAGGTAGTTCTAGAAAAAACAGATGGAAAAAAGTCAGGCGACAAAGGTTATGGTTTAGATGATTGGTTTGCCGACGGTGGTTGGGTCCAAGCCGGTGGAAAATATGATGGAAAACCTTGTGCCAAACAAAAAGGACAGAAAACAAAGCCATATTGTCGAGATCCTGACAATAGAAAGTCTTTATCAAAGAAAGATAGAGACAAGAGAGCTAAAAAGAAGAGAAAAGAAGATCCAAACCCTGATAGAAAAGGTAAAGCTAAGAATGTTAGTCAAAAAAAGGAAGAATCAATGAACGTTACACAAGAAGAATTACAAAATATAATCTCTGAGGAGTTGGAAGGTTACTTGCAAGAGATAGAAGACCTTGAAGAAAAGAAAAAGAAACCTTGTAAGAAAGCAAAAGGTAAAAGATACGTAAAACGTGTCAATGGTAGATGCAGATCTTTTGGTCAAGCTGGTAAAGCTAAAGGTGGAGGCGATAGAATACGTCCCGGAACCAAGAAAGGTGATGCTTACTGTGCTCGTTCAGCTAAAATCAAGAAATGTAAGAACCCACCATGTGCAAATGCCCTCTCTCGGAAGAAATGGAAGTGCCGTGGTTCCAAATCTATGAAATAGTTTTATGCCACTTGGCATAGTTTTATACTATTTACATAAAACACGGAGGTTTTATGAGATATGGAAATTTTAATTGAATCATTAGCCCAGTATGGACCTTTAGGTCTCTGGACTGCTTCACTTTTGTATGCTAATTATCAAACTAGAAAAGATGCAAAAGAAGAAGAACGACTTTTACAAGACAAAGTTATAGATAAACTTCAGTTACAACATGCAATGTTAGAAAAAGCATTAGAAAAATTAGATGCTGGTTTAATAACAATGCGTGAAAAGTATGCTGAAGAAAGAATATTAAGAATGAAAGATAATAAACAGTAATTTATAGATTATAGATTTTATTAATCATGATTATAGTAATTATTATTGATTATATAATATTAATTAAAAGAAAATATATAAAAGAAAAAAGATTTAGATTTCATTTGACAGATCCTCCCAGATATGTTATATTGTAATTGTTACAGTGGAATGAAACAAATAATATATTTATTATAATAATAATATAACACGAATTAAGGAGGGTGTCAAGTGAAAAATAGAAAAATATCTTTTGATTGGGACAATACGATAGTCATGAGTTACATGATAGACTCTGATGACGACTCAGACTTACCTATTTACCATTTTCAAGAGTACAATCAAGCATTTATAGAGAAAATTAAAGAATTACATTCAGAAGGTGCTGAATTATACATCGTCACATCTAGGAAACGGTCTTTAGAGGACTATTATCCAGAAGAATCTGTACCATATCACATTCAGTTACTCAATCTTGGTCATATATTCCCTCCAACAAGGGTTCATTACACAGAAGGCGACCTAAAAGCAAAGACATTGAGACAATTAGGTGTTGAATTACACCATGATGACAGTATGGAAGAGATATTAGAGTGTCAAAGATACGGAATTGAAGTATTATCATCACTCTCAGCCTATAAAGACTCAAATATTGTCACTAAAGGTATCATAACTGACCTACACGACAGCATTCTACTCCTCAGAAGGACCGATGAAGGCACCAAATGGGACATTCCCGGGGGTCATATCAAGAATATCGAAGCTGACCGTGGTCTAAAGGGTGTTGCTGATGGTTATGAACGTGAAGTTGCTGAAGAAACAGGACTTATAATACCACAGTCTCGCCTAATTTACCAATATATTCACAATTGGAAGGGTGAAGATATGGACATGCGCATACTTTGGACAGAATATGCCGTTGAAGAGCCGCCTGTAGACCTTTTTATACAAGATTTTCAAGAGAACTCTGAGTTTGTATGGGTTCAAGAGAGTGATTTACACATTTATATGTCAAATATGACAGAAGTAGCAATAAATAGTATCGAATTCTACCTCAAGAATATTGATAATCCATCAATCATGGAGGTAAAACACCTCCCATCCCAGTCTCAGTCGTGGGCAAAGATGAAAAAGACCCTTTTGAACAAACCCAAGCCTCAATTAACGAACGTTACAGAGGAAAGAGAACTAAAAAAAAAAGAATTAAGGTCAAAATTGTCAAAAATAATAAAAACGACACCTAAAAACACCAATTCTAGTGTTGATGATGCTCTAAAGAAGCTAATGCAATCCTTTGTAAGCCTCCCAGAAGAAGATTTAAGCAGTATAGCGTCTCAAGATGATAAATATATCTTATATGCAGAGACTTTAGCAAGTTTTATTAAGGATTCGAAGGGAAATCCCTTACAACAAGTCGCAATTAAGGGTGAAGGTTATGGTTATTACTACTCAATGAGCGATAAAACGCCTATTTTGGTACCTAAGAGAGCAGAATACTACCTAATATCTAACAAACCAGACAAAGATGGTCTTGTTAGAGTGTATTCTCACTATAAATTCATAACAGGTGTTGTTTTACTGGTCCCAAAAGAAGAAATTGAAGAGGTTGGGTGGAATTAATGACTGAATTTATTGAAAAATGGCTGATCTTTTGCCTATCAGTGGTGTTTTTTATGATATTTTACTATTTTGCTGGCTTTGACGTTACAATCATAGTGATTTTACTAGTTATATTGAACAAAATGAGGTAAAATTGATATGAAAATCACAAAAGAACAGCTAATTAAGCTAATTAATGAGGAGATGTCCCTTGTAAAGCTTGGTGATACCCCCCAAAACAACCCTATTATGGGCCAAAATGAGCCATATTTCGACCATCCAGACGATGAAGGTAGTATGGCCCAGAAGCAATTACAGCAAATATCAGACTATTCTAATGAACTTTTAGCTATGTTAGAAGACAACGACCAGTTAGAATCATGGGTTCAAAGTAAAATAACCAAAGCAGTAGACTATATTTCGACTGTAAAGCACCATCTAGAGTATGAAATGGGTCAAAAAACGCCTGAAGGGTGTGGGTGTAATAGTTGCGCTCCTGATGAGTCATACAAGTAGTATAAAAAGGAATATTATGAGCTTAGGTGAAGTATATTTGGATAAATTCAAGATTGGCGATTATGTTAGGTGGAGAACTATCATTCGAGACTGTAATTACGATGAATATTATAGAGAGCAGTGGGGAATTATAGTAAAGTTCAAAACCAAAAGTCAAAATATGAAAACCAAGCGAGATGTTCATTATGCTGTAATTATGGAAAACTCAACAGGGACAAGAATACCCGTCTTATTACACAAGATACAGAAAGTGGAGACTAATTAATATATGTCTTGTAAAATACATAACAACTCTGAATACGATATATCTGAGATGAAACCTTTGGTAAGAAACCTCTATGGTTTTGCAAAGGATAAATTTGGATTTAAAAAATCACCTTCTATCAACTTTGTTTCTGATGGAGCTAACCACCCAATGTTGGGTAAAACTGCTCATTATGACCCATCCTCAATGGAGGTTACTGTCTATGTAGATGGTCGCCACCCAAAGGATATGATGCGCTCTATAGCTCATGAGTTGGTTCATCACACACAGAACGAACGCGGTATGTTTGATAATGAACATATTGCAGGTGAAGGGTATGCTCAAAAAGATCCACATTTGAGAAAAATGGAAGAACAAGCCTATTTAGAAGGTAATATGTGTTTTAGAGATTGGGAAGATCAATACAAATCTAAAAATAAAGATATTTTTTACGAAAGGAGAATACGCAAAATGTCAACGAAAAAATGGAAAAATAAAGAACTGAATGGTTTACTAAATGAACGTTGGGGTTTCTCAATGGACCTTAGTAAATTAAATGAAAATAGCAAACCAGATTACATCGATATTGATGGTGATGGTGATAAAGAAGAATCTATGAAAGATGCTGCGAAAGATAAGAAAGAAGGTTCTGATGATGAAGAGAAGATCGAAGAGATCTCTATGGGTCATGGAATAGCTGGAACAATATCAGGCGCAAAATCAGATAAAGAAGAAGCAGAAGATATTAGCAAAGGTGCTAAAAACATTAGACCGGATATGAGAGCTCGTGGTGCAAAGCCAAGTGATGAGAAGAAGCCAATGAAAGAAGCAGAGGAAGTTCCTTCTGAAGCTGCTGAAGATGACTTACTTCAAAAGATGCTTGACTCTTTAACCATTGAACAACTCAGAGCTGCGCTCGCGTTAAAGCAAAACACAGATGAGAGTGGTGAGTAATGAAAAACATTGTTGAGATAACAACATTAAAAGAGTTAATAGAGATGGCTTCTATGGGCAGCGGTGCTGTTCAAGGGGTTGTACGTAACAACAAGGATGAAAATATTATGACTAGAGAAGTTCAAGCAGAGGTTCTTTTGCGAAAATACATTCGTAATAAAATCAAAGAAAGCATTAAAAGAGAAGCAGGAAAGGAACAACAACTTCGCCAAGTTATTCGTGGATTGATAAAAGAAGCAAAAGAACAGGCCAACCCTCATCCAAACACAGGTATTAACAAGCTTCGTGATGCTTTCCGTAAGGCTAAACCATCTATCAAGTCTAAGTTCCAACAACTTACAACGTCGGAAGAACAAAGGACATCTTTTACAGCTCACTTATTGAATGCTTTTATTAGTTTGTTTCAACAGTTGGATGCTCTTAATGCCCAAGGCGGAGATCCCAATCCTGTACCTGATGCAGATATTAAAGGACCAGAAGGCTTAGAGTCTCCTCCAGCAGATTCTAACATTGAAGCTGATGTTGAAGCTGAATTGGACGGATTACTTCAAGAGATAGAAGTTCAAGTTCAAGACGACGAAGTATTTGATGTTGTCTCGGATGAAAAACCTCCTCCTCAAAGCCAAGTTGAAAAAGATGTGGCAAAAAAGAAGGAAGTAGAGACAGAACGAGAAGATTTTGGTACTGGTCTTGATGACATGGACAGAACTGGTCGTAACCAAGCATTTGATGCATTTAGACTTGTTCAATCATACTTTTCCGATGCTTATTTAGATCTTGATAACGAAGCAGACCGTGAGATGTTTAAAGATTGGTGTTTATACAACCTTGAGTTGCTGATGAAGTCCTATGAATCAGAATTGAACCCCAACCTTACTAAACCTGAGATATCAAGCCCTGAAGGTGCCTAATGTGGCAAAAGAAGAACAATGAGTATAAAGGAAAGTCCTATTATTACTCAACAATAAACAAATTAAAGAAAGATAAAAAGATTGATGATCAATTTGAGATCATGCTTTCTTCTCTTACTCTAGAAGAGATCATTTCTGTCAAGCTTGAGCTATCTGCAAGATATCTTAACAACCGTATGTATAACTTCCAAATATGGAAGTCTATTGAGTCCATATGCAGAGATGCTGTTGTGAGGTTCGCCCTTTCTGCATGTCGTTCAAAGCTTGATGCCGCGACATTCCTAGGATTAAGTCTTAGTGAATTAAATTTAAATTTAAAAAAGATGAACATTTCACTTGACAAGTAACAACAAGTATGTTATATTATAAGAGTAGGTGAAAATGAAAAACATTGTCTTATTTGACATGGACGGAACTCTAACAAAACCAAGAAAGGTTATGGAAAGCAATATTATTCCTGCTCTGCGGGAATTGGCCAAACATACTGAGATAGGTATTGTAACCGGTTCTGATTATATTTATGTTCACCAACAAATAGGAATGCTGCTGGAGAGATCGGAATTAAGATACCGTATTCATATCCTCCCCTGTAATGGCACAAAATATTATCCTCCTCCCGATAGTGCCAATAGCGAGTATCGCTTAGCTCACCAAGTTAATATGAGAGAAAAACTTGGAGAAACTAATTTTCGAGCTTTAATTTCGTACCTCCTCCAGCGGCAGCACCTTATGAAACTATATGACATCCCCTTCACAGGTCACCATATAGACTATAGAGGTTCCATGATAAACTGGTGCCCTATAGGTAGAAACGCAAATGATACAGACAGAGAAGAATTTATCGAATTCGACAATAGAAGTTCTAGTACCTTCAGACAAGAAGAAATAATGGGTTTTAATATTCGAATCAAAAATGATATGGGTATCAAAAACATCATAATGAAGATGGGAGGAGATACCTCCTTTGATATATTCCCAGTTGGTTGGGACAAAACATACTGTCTTAGACATTTCAAAGATTATCAACCAGCATATTTTGTTGGTGACCGATGCGAAGAAACAGGTAATGATTGGGAATTGTACAACGCTCTTAGATATAACGGACGAGCATTTAAAACAACAGGCCCAGAAGAGACATCAAGAATAATATTTGATAGTATCATACCTTCTCTCTTGTCTTCTGAGGAAGATAATGGATGAGACATTATTAAAACAGCTTAAAGATACTATTCTCAAGGCAATAAGCAGTGGTCTTGCTTTTCCTCATATGACTGAACTAGAAAGAGACGAACAAGAACGTACCATGGTAGACCATCTTAAGTCCAAAGGTTATGAGGTGTATGTAGAAGAATGTATGATATATGTTCTAGGCAAGAGTTGGGAAAAAGTTCTCATGATGGAACTGACCAGAAACACCCTATATTTTACCCCTTTCAATCCAAAGGAAACATCAGTTGTGATATATTATATTTTGCAATTAGTTTCCAAGAGATATTTAGATAAGATGCCCAAGGAAGAAACTAAGGCACCTAAACAAAAAGAGGAGATAGAAGACGATTCAGAAGAGGATACGGAAGAAGAACCAAAACCTCCTCCGAATTTTGATTTCTTATGAAAACTATGAAAGTATTTTACTTAAAAAGAACAGAAGATGAATCTGGAATATCCGGAACAGGAAGGGTAGCCCAAGGTTTTATATTTGATAACGGGAAGGTCGCACTAACTTGGCTATCAGAACATCCATCAGTTACAATATATGATAATATTGGAGAAGTTCACGCCATTCATTCACATGGCGGAAAAACAGAAGTTGAGATGATACCTGATTATAAGAGAGCATTTGGAGAACTCAAGTCCTTTATAGATGACTTCTCCCTTTCAGAAGCTTGTCTAACCAAAGTGTCAAGTGAATCAGCAGCGGGTAAACTGATAACTAAAAACTAGTTATTTTGTGACTCCAACATATACTCTCAAACTTGATGCATCCTATCGTCCGATAGGAGTAATACCTGTCCATAAAGGCTTCAATATGGTCTATTCTGGACGTGCAAAGTTATTGGAGGGTTATCACACTGGTCCGACTTTTAACACGGTCTATCCGTCTGTTATAGTCCTTAAAACATATGTTTCAAAATACCGTTTAACTATATCTTGTAACAGAAGAAATGTTATATGGAGAGATCAGAACACCTGCCAATACTGTGGAGGTGTTTTTTCGTTTAAGGATCTCACAATGGATCATATAGTTCCTAAATATCTTGGTGGAGAGCGTACTTGG